GCGCGGACGAGATGGTCCGATCCCGCCTTCGAGGCCGAATAAGGCGAGCGCGGATCGTAGGCGGTCGTCTCGGTGAAAAAGCCGTCATCGCCGAGCGAGCCGAAGACCTCGTCGGTCGAAATGTGGTGGAAGCGGAAGGCCGCCTTGCCCGCATCGTCCAATGTGCGCCAAAAGTCGGTCGCGGCCTGCAGCATCGTGAAGGTGCCGACGACGTTGGTCTGGACGAAGGCGGCCGGCCCGTCGATCGACCGGTCGACATGGCTCTCGGCGGCGAGATGGGTGATGACGTCCGGGCGGAACTCGGCAATCGCTGCCGCGACGCCTGCGGCATCGCAGATGTCGAGCTTCAGGAAGCGGTGGCGGTCGCTTGCCATCGCCGAAGCCAGTGACGACAGGTTGCCGGCGTAGGTGAGCGCGTCGACGGTCAGCACCTGGTGCGGCGTGGCGTCGATCAGGTGGCGAACCAGCGCCGAACCGATGAAGCCGGCGCCGCCGGTGACGAGGACGCGAAGAGCGGTGTCAGTCAACGAGTAGACTCCTCGAGGGGCATTAGCGGGACGCCGTCATAGTCGAACGGGCTATCCCAGTCGCGAAACCGGGGCTGGGTGCGGTCCTTTGCCGAAAGTTCGGGCACCCGGCCATCCAGCGGCCATGGCAGAGCCAGATCCGGATCGTCCCAGGCGATGCCGCCATCCTGGGCGGGCGCGTAGAAATCCGAAACTTTGTAGGTGACCTGCGTATCGGGAACCAAGGTCACGAAGCCGTGCAGGAACCCACGTGGCACGAATAGCTGCCGCCCATTATCTGCTGAAAGCTCGGCGGCGACCCAGCGGCCGTACGTCGGCGAGCCGCGGCGCGCGTCCACCGCGACGTCCCAGATCGCGCCGGCGATGCAGCGCACGAGCTTGGCCTGAGCGGCCGGTGGCGCCTGGAAATGAAGGCCGCGCAGCGTGCCCGCCGGGGCGGAGAGGGAGTGATTGTCCTGGACGAAGACATCGTCGATGCCCCGTTCGGCAAAGGCCCGGACGCTGTAGAATTCCGTGAACCAACCACGTTCGTCACCGAAGCGCCGGGGTTCGATCAACTGCACCGGCACAGGCGTTTCCCCCTTGTCCTTAATCGTACCAGCCCGGAGGCGGCTTACGGTGCCGACCTTGGCGTGGGACCCATGTTCGCAATCGGAGTGCGCTTATGCAGCATCCATGGCTCGTGCAATGGGGAATGAGGCGTACACGTGGCATCGCTAAGGCGGGCTGATCCGAAACCGGCCCGTGCAATTGACGATCTCAGTCTCCAATCGGCTTACGCCTGTCTCCGACTAACCAATGGTCTGCGGCCGCTCTCGGTGCCGATGCTCGCCGATAATCGCAAGATCCCGATCAGTACCACTGCGAAGAACCAGCAGGCTTTTCGCGACCTCTTTGCCCAGCGGCTTGGGTTTGCCGGGGTTCGAGCACAGATAGAGCTGTCCTACAGGAACAGGTGTGGAACATATGCGCGTGGTGACTCGCGTCGCATCCTTCTGCAACGTCCTGAGGTGACCACATGCCCCCATCCGAACCAAGGCCGATAGAGGCCTTTGCGACCGCCGTTCCCGAGACTGCGATCGCCTACCGCGTCGGCGATGATCTCGCCCAGCTCGTCGATGCGGCGCATCCGCTGCCGACGACCGCCGCTGTCGGCGCGGCGATCAGCGTGCCGCTCGCCGGAACCGCCGCTGCCAACACGACTGTCGGTCCGTTCGTGCCGCAGCTCGGCCGGCCGATCTGGGTGACGCTTTCCGGAACGTGGACGGGCAGTGCGCAGCTGCTCCGCTCGACCAATGGTGGCACCACGAAGCTGCCGCTCACCGTCGCCGGCTCCGTCTGGGGCAGCTTCTCCGCTTCCGCCAACGAGCCGGTGGTCGAGGAAAGCGACGCCTCAGCGACCTACTACCTCGCGATCACGATCGCTTCGGGCACTCTGACCTATCGGGTGGCACAATGAGCGGTTTCGATCCCATCGCACGCGGCCTCGCCGCCAAGGCGCAGGCCGATGCCTCGCTTGCCGTAGCTGCCGTCGGCGCCGCCACCGACGCGACCATCGTGTCGAGCAAGTACGTCTTCACGACGATGCCGGAAATCCATGGCGCGTCAGGCGAGACGGTCGCCATCAATGGCCGCACCCCCGGCGACGGCATGATCAACGGCCCGTGGAACGTCGTCCATGACGGGCTGGCCGGTGACGTCCTGCACTTCACGACGGGGCCGAACACCGAAGCCGGCCGAACGGTAGCCGATCTGGTCACAACGGCAGGGTCAAAGATCGTCACCTCGGCGACGGCGGCGTTCCGCACCCAGGCGCTCGGAGCACCCAACGGCACCACCGGCAGCGACGCCCAGAAGGTCGTCATCGCCGCCGGCATTCCCGCCGGCACCGTCATCGCCTCGGTTCAGTCCGCCACGCAGGCGACGCTCAGCGCCAACGCCACGGAGACGGCGACCGGGGTGAGCGCCCAGATCGGCGCCAGCCTGACTGGCAATCCCAATGGCGCGGTGTTCGCGGTCGGCGTCGGCTATGGCGGTACCGGCGTCGTGGTGCGCAACTACTGGAAGGGGATCGGCCTCAACGTCCAGCAGCTGCCGTGGGTATCCTCACCGACGGCCTACGCCTTCTTCGGGCTTCAGCAGAGCAACGTCGCGCCGTGGGGCCGCTATGCGATGGTCTCCGGCACGACGCAGCCGATGCTGTACATGGCGCCGAGCGGCAGCGTCAGCGCAGGCGCGACCTGGCTCAAGGTCGGCGACAATGGCGGTACGGCCGGATACATCAACGCCGACAATGGCGTGATCGACTGGCGTCGGACGATCCAGAGCGTGTCGCCGGACACGAGCTCGGCCGGCATGGTGCGGGCCACCAGCGAAAGCCTGACTCAGCCGAGCGAGGCCTACCTCTCCGGTAGCAGCGCCGGCGACACCGGGTTCCGGACCTATCGCTACTCCGGGACCGGATCGACCTTCTATGCCGCCGGTTGGCTCGCCACGACCGATCGGTTGAAGCTGGTCGTCGGTGACGGTGCCCAAACGAAGGGTGCCGAGACGCTCGCGACGGTGATCGAGGCACGGGCGATCGCCGGGGGCGGACGGCTCGGCTTCTTCGGCGTGGCGCCGGTGGCGCAGCAGGCGGCGACCGTCGACCTGAAGAGCGCGCTGGTGCTGTACGGCTTCCTGGCGGCGGGCGGGTCGGCAACCCCGCTCAACCTGGAAGGCGGCAGGCTTACCGCCGGAGACGTCGTCACCACCGGCGGCGGCATGGTCGTGCCCAATGGCCAGTCTTACAAGGGCTACGGGTCGGACGGCGTGACGACCTATCCGCTGGGGGTAATCAACGGCAGCAACATCGCCAACCTCGGCAACGACGCGATCCCGACCTATGTGCGCGGATCGAACCAGATCGGCCTGCTGGTCGGGAATGCCGAACAGTTCCGGATCTCGACGACCGGCGCATACCTGCCCGAAGGCAAGAACCTTCAGGTCGGTACGGCGACGGGCACGCGGATCGGCACGGCGGCGACGCAGAAGCTGGGCTTCTTCGGGGCGACGCCGGTTGTGCAGCCGGCGGCGACGCCGGCGGCGGCGACGGACCTCGCGACCGCGCTGACGCTCGTCAACGATCTGCGTGGAAAGCTGCTCGCGCTCGGCTTGGCCGCGTGAGCGGGCGTAGGTCCGGGGGTGGCAGGGCCCCGGACCTACCGCCTTACCGGCCCGGCTTCGGAACGATGCCGCCGATGAAGCCGGTGCGGTACGGCTCCTTGACCATGAACGACGCGCCGCCCTGTTCGCGAACGAAATCGCCGAAGCTCTCATTATCCTCTATATCGTCGCACAGCATCAGCCCGCCCGGGCGCAGGTAGCGCACTGCTGTCCGCAGCTCGTACTGCATGTTCTTGTAGGTATGCAGGCTGTCGTGGATGAACATCGGTACCGGGCCGACGCTCCGCAGCAGCGGCTCCAGGCGGCGCCGGCTCGCTCCCCGAACATAGGTCCAGCGCGACTTCACCGCAGCGGAGACCGCCGTCGCCGAATCGCCTTCCCAGCCGCTCGCGAGCGGCGGCAGATCGATGCTGTGGAGATGGCCGACGCCGTTGCGCGTCATCGCCTCCAGGATCACGCGAGAGGTGATGCCGCGCGCGACGCCGGTCTCGACGACGACTTCGGGCTTCAGCATCCGCACCGCCGCATAAGCGACCTCGGCGAGAGCGCGGCCGCCATCATAGCCTTTTCCCAGAACGTGGCCGCTGGCCTGCAACTCGGCAGCGACGGCCGCCCAAACCTTCTCGAACTCGTCGGATAGGCCCGCGGGGGGCGTCATGCCGACGATGCGGCAGAGTTCCGGCACGGCTTCGCCGGTCGAGGTAAGTGTCGGCTTGCGCAGACCACGCTCTCCGCGGACCTCGAGCTGTCCCGAGAGCCGGTCGGCGAATTCCATCGGGCTGCGCAAGGCGACGGCACCGACGCGGCCGAGATATTTCAGGCGCGTCAACATAGGCAAACCTCCCTGGTAATTCGCACAGGCGTCGGGCGGTGCCGGATGCCAGCGCCCCCGCTAACCACTCCGGTATATCATCTGGTTTGATCGATCTCTATTGGATTGATGCGACGCAGCATAACGGCATGTTCCGCCGGTGCTGCGCAGGTTCAGGACGGCCCAGCCGTCGAGCCACAAGGATCTGGCTCGCCCGGGGGCGACAAAGAGGGGGTAATTCGGCTTGGATCTTCGCAGCTTCGTCGAACAGTTCTTCAGCGGCATGGCCTCCCGCGGGGTCCGCTTCTGTGTGCTGCGGAACCATGCGGGTTTGCCGGACACGAACGACGGCGCGGATATCGACCTGCTGGTCTCCCCGAAGCAGGTCGACCTGGCGATGACGCTGCTGCGATCGATGCCGAACGTGCGCGTGGTGGCCGTCGCCGGGCGCGACTACGTCGTCTCTGCTTTCGTCGACGGCGTGTCGTTCAACGGGCGCGCGATCCTAGAAGTCGATTTCGTGACGCGGCTCTACTGGAAGGGGATCGACTATCTCGATCCCGAAGCCGTGCTCGATCGCCGCGCGCCGCGGGCAGGCGGGCCGGACTGGCTGTTCGTGCCGGCGCCGCAGGACGAGGCGCTCGTGTCGCTGTTCGCCAGCTACCTGGTCGGCGGCTTCGTCAAAGAGCGCTACATGCCCGAGGTCAGGGCGACGATCGCGGCGCGCCCGCAGGCGACGATCGATGCCCTCGTGCCGACACTCGGCGAGAACATGGCCCGCCGGCTCGCCGGTGCGGTCGGCGACGGCGAGGATGCGGCGCTGATGCGGCTCCTGCCGGCGCTGCGGAGCACATTACGCCAGCGCAGCTTCGCGCGCCGCCCGCTCGCCACAGCCGGCGCCATGCTGCGTTATGCGGTGACGGAAGTCGTGGCGTGGCGGCGCAACGCCCGCGGCTATCGGCTGTGCGTGCTGGGGCCGGACGGATCGGGCAAGAGCACTGCTTTGGAGGGAATCCTCCCGAGGCTCGAAGAGGCGTGCAAGGAGGTGCGGCTGCGCCACCTGAAACCGACGCTCGTCGGCAAGAGCCGCGTCGCATCGCGTGGGGTCGTGACCGATCCGCACAAGCTGCCGGCGCGAGGCTTGGCGGGGTCGACCGCGAAGATCCTGTTCTGGCTGGGAGAGGCTTGGGTGGACGCGCTGCGCGACATGCGGCCTGCCCTCAGCATCCAGGTGTTCGACCGCTACTTCCATGACATCCTCGTCGATCCGCGCCGCTATCGCTACGGCGGCAGCCGCGGTGTGGCGCGCTTCATCGCCCGGCTGATGCCGCAGCCCGATCTGCTGCTTATTCTCGACGCACCGGCCGCGACGGTCCAGGCGCGCAAGCAGGAAGTGACGCCCGAGGAAACAGCCCGGCAGCGCGGCGCCTATCTGCAGCTGGCGGGATCGATGCAGCAGGCGCGGGTAATCGACGCCGCCCAGCCGATCGATATGGTGCGCGCCCAGATGCTCGAGCTCATCCTACGCGACATGACGCGGTACTTTTCGCGGGCGCGCTGAGGCGGCGCCGAAAGGTGATCGTCACCGGGTGAACTCGGATCCGCGACGGCATCGTGATCGGCATGCCCGACGTGCGCATGCCAATCGCGCCATGGGCGGTTAATGCCGCGCTGGAGAAGAATGCGCATGGCCAAGCCCCGACGAACGACCGACGCCGCCGTCTCATCGACTCCGGCAGTGCTGAGACCGATCCTTCCAGTTCTCGCATTTGCCTTGGGGATGGTCGGGAGCGCGCCTTCGCTGGCCCGCGACTATGCGCCACGGGATGTCGGCGGCTGGACGGTTACCGCCAGCAAGGACGGCAAAGGCTGCTTTTTGACGAGAGCGTATGACAGCCCCGGCGAGACGACGCTGCTCCTCGGCCTCGACGCCGACGGGACGAACCATCTGTCAGTCCTCAATGCCAATTGGTCGATCAAGCCGAAGGACCGGCTGGAGCTGACCTTCCGGCTTTCCAAAGACAGCTTTCCGAAGCATTTTGCGGTCGGCATGGCCTCTGGTGGCAAGCAGGGATTCGTCACCAGCTTTGGCGCGAAGTTTCCTGCCAGCTTCGCCGTATCCCGATCGCTGCACATCTTCCGTGGCGAGGTGCCCGTCGAACGGCTGAACCTCGATGGAAGCGGCGCGGCTGTTGCCGAGTTGCGCAAGTGCGTCGACGCGCAGGACGCCAAGCCGGCCGCTGCGACCGGCGAGAAGGCCCGCGGCGACTCCATCCCGAGAGATCCGTTTGCGCCTGAGTCGGAGCGGAAGCCAAAGAAGTAGCGTGGCGTGCCGCTCGCGGGCAGGAACGACGCGGATAGCATCCGTTGATCTGAGAAGATGCACATCCGAACAGAATCCGGATTGTTGCGACCCCGTCGATCAGGTTGGTTGTTCCGACGGGTTAACGATCGGAAGAAACACTATGACATTGTCTGCCTCCAAGATTGCTCCTGCGATGCTCCTCCTGGTCGGCGCTGTCGGCCTCAGCGGCTGCGCCACGAAGTCGTTCGTGCGTGAGCAGATCGCGCCGGTGAGTCAGCGGGTCGATACGCTCGAGGCGAGACTGCAGGAGACCGACGGCACCGCAAAGGCGGCGCTCGCCGAAGCACGGGCGGCCTCTGGTCTGGCACAAGGCAACGGGCAGCGGCTCGATCAGCTGACCGGCCGCGTGGACGGCGTCGAGCAGCGGCTGCAGGCGCAGGAATCCAGGCCCAAGCGGCCGCGGCACTGATCGCGTACGCCACTTTCACGATCGGTCGTCCCTTCGGGGACGACCGAAACGCGAGCGCTTCGAATAGATGAATCCTATCCTGCGGCTGCTGGCCGGGCTCGCACTTGTCCTTCCAGCCGGGGCAGTTGCGGGTGACGCGAAATCGACGCCGCCGAAGTCGGTGGCGACGAAAGCTAAACCGACGTCTTCCAAATCCACGTCTTCAAAGTCGACGTCCTCGTCGACGTCCTCGAAATCCAAACCGAAGCCCACTTCGTCAAAGCCGACGCCGCAGGTGTCGAGCGCCACCGGCGCCGAAGAGGCGATCATGCCTTCGCTCGCGGCCACCCGTGTCGCGGAATGGGTGGCGTCGTCCGGGGATAACCACGCTTTGCCCTACGCCATCGTCGACAAGACGAACGGCGCCCTGTTCCTGTTCGACGCCGCGGGCAAGCCCCTGGACCAGGTTCCGGTGCTGATCGGCATCGCTGCGGGCGACGAAGCCACCCCCGGTGTCGGGAGCAAGAAGCTCGCCGAGATCGGTCCCGCTGAAAAGACGACCCCGGCCGGGCGTTTTCTTGCGAAGTTCGGGTTGGCCTTCCGGAAGGAACGGATCCTCTGGGTCGACTATGCCACCTCCGTGGCGCTCCACCCGATCCCGACGGACGTGGGCAAGAAGGAGCGGCGGAAGGAGCGAATGCTGTCGCCGACACCGGACGACAACCGCATCACCTTCGGGTGCATCAACGTGCCGAAGGCCTTTTACGGCAAGTTCCTGCGGCCGCAGTTCCAGAAGAAGGGCGGCTATGTCTACGTGCTGCCCGACACCAAGCCGCTCGAAGAGGTGTTTCCGCGATTGCGGGTTCAGGCCGTCGTGGACGCTGCGCGCGACGGTAGCGCATCAAGTCTCGGCCAAGCCACGAGCTTGGAAGCGCCCATCCTCGTAAATTGACGGACGAGCGTCGGTGATCTGGCCTCTAGGTAGGCCGGCACCAATCGACGATGACCAGCAATGGGGATCGAGCTTGGGCACGGAGCACGACGTGCTCGTCTAGAGCGAAGCGTCTTTCAGGATCTCGGTAACCGGCTGCCGAGCGACCTCGATTCGAATGAGGCCTCGGCGAAATGGTGGGCGGTGACGGGCTCGAACCGCCGACCCTCTCGGTGTAAACGAGATGCTCTACCAACTGAGCTAACCGCCCGGGGTCGCAGCGCCCGATGCCACGGTCTCGGCGATCGGGCAAGCGGTGCGATCCGCGGCCACTACAGAGCGCGGACGAGGCGCGAGGCGACCGCCAGCCACGGCGGATCGGCGACGACCTGCTGGCGTCCACCACAGCCGAGCGGCACGAGGTGCAACTTGCCGTCCTCCCGGCCGATCAGGCGCCCGAACAGGAAACGACCTGCTGGCCGCGGCAACAGGACGTCGCGATTGAGCGCGCCACCATAATCGGAGGCGTTCATCCGCTCGCACCAGATCTGATCGCCAGTGCGATACTCGCCGACGCCCGCTTCGACCGTCACGGCGAGCACCCCGGAGTCTGGCTTGGGCGGCATCACCACCGCCTCCCGACGGGGGGCGTGAGCGCCGTGCGAGCCGAGTACCGCCGCGACCGGGAGATCGCTTCGGACCGGCAGTCGGACGAGATCCGAGGCGGTGACATCGAGCGCCTCGGCAATACGGTTCAGCCAACCCACGGACACGGTGCGCATTCCCGTTTCGAGGCGGCCGATCGTCTGTGGCGTGGTCGGCGGGACGCAGCGCGAAGCCACGTCCTGAAGCGTCAAACCCTTGGCGCGGCGGACCTCACGGATGCACGTGATCATGGTTCAAATCCCGAACAGAATGGTTAGCGCTTTCCTACAAGGTTGTTGAAATGACAAGGGAACCGCTCGGTTTCGGAGGAGCCTCCAGCGTGTCGAGCGGGATCAGTGCACATGGCCGCCGCGTGATCGCGGCGCTGGACGAGGGACGCGCCCTGCGGCGTGCGGGCGACCGGTGGACGGCGGGTCCGCTGGCGGCGCCCGACAGCCTGGTCGCCGATCTGAAGCGGCGTGACCTGGTGCGCGAGGAAGGCGACCGGCTCGTGCTAACGGCGGCGGGCCGAGGCTGGAGCGCGCGCAGCGCCCGGCCCGATTTGCCGAACCGGATGCTGACGGAGAGATCGCTCCCGGGCGACCGCGCCGCGAGCCCGCGGGTGCCGGCACGCAGCGTGACGGTGAACCTGGCGGAATCGCCGCTTGGCTGGTTGCAGGCGCGCGGGCTGGTGACTCCGCGCCAGTTCGAGGCCGGCGAGCGACTGCGGAGCGACTGGGAGACCGCTGGGCTCGCCCCGCGCGTGACGATGCGCTGGGATGCTTCGCCCACCACGAGCGGGCGACGCGGACCCAGCGAGGGGATCGACCCGACCATGGCGCAGATCTCTGCCAAGCGGCGGATGGAAGCGGCCATGGATGCGGCGGGACCTGGCCTGAAGGACATATTGTGGCGCGTGGCCTGTGCCGGCGACGGGCTCGAGGGGGCAGAGAAGGCGCTTGGCTGGCCTAAGCGTGCGGGCAAGCTGGTGCTGTTGATGGCGCTGGACCGGGTGGCGGATCATTACGGCATCCGCTAGGGGGCTGCCCCATGCTCAATTTGTCCGGAATCACGGTGCGCCTGGGCGGGCGCCCCATCCTTGACGGTGCCTCGGCGGCGCTGCCGCCACGCTCGCGGGTCGGCCTGATCGGCCGTAACGGCGCCGGCAAGTCGACGCTGATGCGGGTCGTCGCCGGACTGCTGGAGCCCGACAATGGTGCGGTCGAGATGCCGCGGGGCGCCAAGATCGGCTACGTGGCACAGGAAGCGCCGGCCGGAGCAGCGACGCCGTTCGAAACCGTCCTGGCCGCCGACACGGAGCGTGCAGCGCTGCTCGAGGAGGCCGAGCACACCACCGACTTGCACCGAATCGGTGACATTCACGACCGGCTGAACGCGATCGAAGCACACAGCGCGCCGGCGCGAGCCGCGCGGATCCTGGTCGGTCTAGGGTTCGACGAGGAGATGCAGCGGGCGCCTCTCGACAGCTTTTCCGGCGGCTGGCGGATGCGCGTCGCGCTGGCGGCGTTGCTGTTCTCCGGGCCGGACCTGCTGCTGCTCGACGAGCCGTCGAACCACCTCGACCTGGAGGCGGTGCTGTGGCTGGAAAACTTCCTGAAGAGCTATCGTGCGACGATGGTGGTGATCAGCCACGAGCGCGATTTCCTCAACAACGTCGTCGATCACATCCTGCACCTGGAAGGTGGGCAGACCATCCTGTACCCGGGTGGCTACGATGCGTTCGAGCGCCAGCGGGCGGAGCGGCTGGCGCAACTGGAGAGCGCGCGGGCGGCGCAGGCAAGCCAGCGCGCCAAGCTGCAGGACTATATCGCCCGCAACAGCGCCAGGGCGTCGACCGCCAAGCAGGCGCAATCGCGCGCGAAGGCGCTGGCCAGGATGCAGCCGATCGCCGAGGTCGCGAACGATCCGAGCCTGGTCTTCAACTTCCCCAATCCCCAGCCACTGCGGCCGCCGCTCATCACGCTGGACATGGCGGCGGTCGGCTATGGCGACACGACGATCCTGTCGAAGCTGAACCTGCGGCTGGATCCGGACGACCGCATCGCGCTGCTCGGCCGCAACGGCAACGGCAAGACGACGCTGGCCCGGCTGCTCGCCGCACAGCTGGCGCCGCAGGACGGCGGCATGGCGGCGTCGGGCAAGATGAAGGTCGGGTACTTCACCCAGTATCAGGTCGAGGAACTCGATACGGGCGACACGCCGCTCGAACATATGAGCCGGCTGATGAAGGGGGCGACGCCGGCAGCGGTGCGGGCCCAGCTCGGCCGGTTCGGCTTTCCCGGCGACAAGGCGACGCAGAAGGTCGGCAGCCTTTCCGGCGGCGAACGAGCGAGGCTGGCGCTGGCGCTGATCACGCGGGATGCGCCGCACATGCTGATCCTCGACGAGCCGACCAACCATCTGGACGTCGACACGCGCGAGGCGCTGATCCAGGCACTCAACGACTATGAGGGCGCGGTGGTCCTGGTCAGCCACGATCGTCACATGCTGGAGCTCACGGCCGATCGCCTGGTGCTCGTTGACGGTGGAACGGCGAAGGAGTTTGCCGGCACGCTCGACGAATATACCGACTTCGTGCTCGGCAAGACCGGGAGCGGCGGCGGGAACGGGGCCGGCGGTGCCGCGACACGGTCGAACAAGAAGGAGGATCGCCGCGCCGCCGCGGAGGCGCGCGAGCGTAGCGCCGGGCTGCGCAAGGTGGTGAAGGAAGCCGAGGCCGAAATCGCGCGGTTCACAGAACGCCGCAAGGCGATCGACCTGGCAATGTTCGACCCGAAGGCGGCGGCCCCCTCCGACGCGCGGCGATCGATGACGGAACTGATGAAGGAACGGGCGCTGACCGAAGAGTGGCTGGCGGCTGCCGAGGCACGCTGGCTGACGGCAACCGAGGCCTTGGAAGCAAGCCAGGCCGCCGCGGCCTGACCGTCGCCGCCGTTCCGGAACCTGCACCGTCCGCGACGCATTGGCAGGGCGGATGGAGGACGGCACATGCGGACGGCAGGCAAGGTAGCGGCAGGGATCGGCGCGGCAATCGCCGGCGGGGCGGCGTTCTTCTACGTGCGCGAGCTCGCGACGGAGAAGCCGGCGTTCGATCTGATCGAAAAGGACGGCGCCTGTTCGATCCGGCGCTATCCGGGCGTGATCGTTGCCGAGACGGTGCGGCACGGCAAGCGCGAGCGCGCACTCGGCAACGGCTTCGGCGTGCTGGCCGACTATATCTTTGCAGAATCCCGGGAAGGCGAGGCGATCGCGATGACGGCACCGGTGTTGGCCGATCGACGTGGCGACGACTGGCGGATCCGGTTCGTCATGCCAAGCAAGTGGACGCGCGCGACGCTGCCGGAGCCCGGACCGGGCGTGACCATCGAGGAACTGCCCGCGCGGACCATGGCGGCCATCCGGTTCGCCGGGCGGGCCGGGGACGCCGATCTCGCGCGGCAAGAGGCAGCGCTTCGCGAGTGGATGCTGCAACGTGGTTTGGCGGCAGGCAAGGTAGAGCACGCTTTCTACAATTCGCCGTTCATACCCGGTCCGCTCCGCCGGAACGAAATTTTGATCGAAGTAGCCAGTAACCAGATAGGTTAAAAGCAGTTGACAGCGACCCGCTGTTTCGGTACATAGAAAGCAAGCTGAGAAATTGCGTCGAGGGCCGGAGCGGACAACCGCTCGCGGCCCTTTTTCGTGTCCGGAGCAGAGATGACCGATCAGAAGGTGATCCCGTTGCGCGCCCGCCGCGCCCCCGTTTCCGAGAACCCGGCGACGGCCGAGCCGACCGTGGCAAAGCCTGCCCCGAAGCGGCGGGCCAAGGCGAAGCCGAAACCGAAGCGCGAGACCTGGACCGCCGAGATGAAGCGGACCTTCCTCGCCAACCTGGCCGCGACCGCCAACGTGCAGGCATCGATCCGATCGATCGGCATGTCGGAATCGGCGGTGTACCGCCTGCGCCAGCGCTCTCCTGAGTTCCGGGCCGAGTGGATGGCGGCACTGCGCGAGGGTTATGCCCGCCTGGAGCTGATGGTGCTCGAGCGGGCGATGAACGGCACGCAGAAGCCGATCGTACACGCCGGCCAAATCGTCGGACAGGTCACGGAATATTCGGACCGGCTGGCGCTGACCCTGCTCACCGCTCATCGCGAGGCGGTGATGGGCGAAGGGACCGCGGCCAAGGCCGCGGCGTCCGAGCCCGAGGAGGTGCGCCGCCGGATCCTCGACAAGCTGGCCGAGATGAACGCGCGGCTGGCCAAGCAGGATGGCGGGGCGGCAAGCTGATGCCATCGATTGCGGAGCGCATCGCCCGCCTGTCCGAAGAGGACCGGCGGCAGGTGATCGACGTCCTGCGCCCCGACGACTTGGCGACGATGGATGTCAACTGGATGTTCTGGAGCCGGGCGGCGCAGGCGGCGCCGGAGGGTGACTGGCGGACCTGGTTGATCCTGGCGGGGCGCGGCTTTGGCAAGACGCGTGCCGGCGCCGAGTGGGTGCGCAGCTTAGCCGAGGCGGACGGGCGGCTGCGCATCGCGCTGGTGGCGGCGACGACTGCGGAGGGCCGGGCGGTGATGATCGAGGGTGAGAGTGGCCTGCTGGCCATCGCGCCGAGTGGTATGCGGCCGACCTACGAGCCATCGCTTCGGCGGGTGCGCTGGGCCAACGGCGCGCAGGCGTTTCTTTATTCGGCGGCAGAGCCGGAAGGTCTGCGCGGGCCGCAGCACCACCACGCCTGGGCCGACGAGATCGCCAAGTGGCCCGAGGGCGAGACGGTCTGGGCCAATTTGACGATGGGGCTCCGGCTGGGCGAGCGTCCGCGGATCGTGGCGACGACCACGCCACGGCCGGTGCCGCTGGTGCGATCGCTTATCGGAGCACCGGGCGTTACCGTGACGCGGGGGCGGACGGTCGACAATCGGGCGCATCTGCCGCCGGCCTATCTGGAGGCCATGAGCGATGCCTATGCGGGCACGCGGCTGGGGCGGCAGGAATTGGACGGCGAGCTGATCGAGGAGATGGCAGGGGCGCTCTGGTCCCGCGCGCTGATCGAGCGGTGCCGCGCGCGGACCTGTCCGCCGCCAAGCCGGGTCGTGGTCGGCGTCGATCCGCCGGCGGGGATCGGCGGCGATGCGTGTGGCATCGTGGTGGTGGCGCAGGCAGGTGAGGGCGCGGCCTATGTGATCGAGGATGCGAGCGTCGCCAGCGCCGGCCCGGAGCGCTGGGCGCGCGCGGTGGCCGACGCCGCAGCTCGTCACGGCGCGGATCGGGTGATCGCCGAGGCGAACAACGGCGGAGCGATGGTCGAGACGGTGCTGCGCGCCGCCGATCGGGTGCTGCCGGTGAGGCTGGTTCACGCATCCCGCGGGAAGAGCGCGCGGGCCGAGCCGGTGGCGGCACTCTACGAGGCCAAGCGCGCCTTCCATGTCGGGGCGTTCCCCGAGCTGGAGGACGAGATGGCGGGGCTGATCGCCGGCGGCGGCTATGCCGGGCCGGGGAGATCCCCGGATCGTGCCGACGCCCTCGTGTGGGCCATGACCGAGCTGATGCTCGGGGCGCCGCGCGGGCAGCCGGGGATGCGGCGGCTCTAGGGCCCCTGTCGAGCACGGGTGCGCGACCGCCACGGCAGCTCTGCCGGCGCGAGACATAGGCCCCGGCCTGGAGCCGGGGCGACGCCATTTCAGGAGATCCAGATGCGCCTATTCGGACGGAAGGCGGCGACGGGGGCCGTGCGCCCTGCGCTGGTGCGATCGATGTTGAGCGCGATCGGCGCGGCGGAGTGGCCGCGCAGTTACGAGGCGCAGGTGCGCGACGCCTATCTCGGCAACGCGGTGGCGCAACGGGCAGTGCGGATGGTGGCGGAGGCGTGCGGGGGCGTGCCGCTTTATGCAGCCTCGGACGGTCACCGGGCGGAGGCGCTGTTGCGCGGGACGGTCGCGGGCCAGGGGCTGTTCGAGACGGTGGCGAGCCAGCTGCTGCTTCACGGCAACGCCTTCGTCCAGATCGTGTGCGACGCGGAAGGCACGCCAGTGGAGCTCTTTCCGCTCCGGCCCGAGCGTGTCTCCATTGAGCCCGACGCGAATGGCTGGCCGGCGGCGTACGTCTACAAGGCCGGTGAGAGCGTGTCGCGGTTACCGATGGTGGACGGGCTCGGCCGGCCGGCGCTGGTGCACCTGAAGACGATGCATCCGCTCGACGACCATTATGGCCTCGGCTGCCTGGGCGCGGCGGCGGGCGCGGTGGCGATCCACAACGCGGCGACGCGGTGGAACAAGGCGCTGCTGGACAATGCGGCGCGGCCTTCGGGCGCCCTGGTCTACGATCCGGGTGAGCCGGGGGCGGCGCTGTCGAGCGAGCAGTTCGAACGGCTGCGTGCGGAGATGGAGGCGAGCTTCGCCGGCAGCGCCAATGCCGGGCGGCCCATGCTGCTGGAAGGCGGGCTCAAGTGGCAGGCGATGAGCCTGTCGCCGGCGGACATGGACTTCGTCGGCCTGAAGGCGGCGGCGGCGCGAGAGATCGCGCTGGCTTTCGGCGTTCCGCCGATGCTGCTCGGCCTGCCCGGCGACAACACCTACGCCAACTATACCGAGGCGAACCGGGCGCTGTGGCGGCTGACGGTCCTGCCGCTCGCCGACAAGATCCTGGGCGGGATCGGACAGGGGTTGAAAGCATGGTGGCCCGAGCTGGAGCTCAGCCTGGATCTGGATGGGGTGCCGGCGCTCGCGGCGGATCGGGAGCGGCTGTGGTCGCAACTCGCCGCGGCGGACTTCCTGAGTGACGGCGAGAAGCGGGTGATGCTCGGCTTTCCGGAGAGCAAACAATGAACATCGCTGATGGTGCGAGCGTGCTGGCGCGGTTGATCGAGCAGGCACGCGACGAGGGTGCCGACCTGGTGACGCTGCGCGCGCTGACCGAGGAGGCGACGGAGCTGGGGGCACAGCGCGCGCTTGAGCGGATCGGCCTGACCGACGCGCGGGCGCGGCATGACCTGGACGAGATGCGCGAGATGCTGAGTGCCTGGCGCGACGCCAAGCGCACCGCGCGTAACACGGTGGTGGCCTGGATCGTGCGGATCGGTCTCGCCGTGCTGGTGCTCGGACTGGCGGTGAAGCTGGGCTTTGTCGCGCGGGTGCAGGCATGAGCGCGGTCCGCTTCGCCGGCTATGCGGCGGTGTTCGACCGGACCGATCGTGGCGGTGACGTCGTGCGCAGAGGTGCCTTCGCCCGCGCCGTAGCGGCCGGTGCGAACCGGGTGCCGCTGCTCTGGCAGCACCGCACCGGCGAGCCGATTGGTCGGATCGAGCGGATCGCGGAGGACGAACGCGGCTTGCGCGTGATCGCGCGGCTTTCGACCGAGGCGGCCGCCGGCCGGGAGGCTGCGGCCTTGCTCAAGGACGGCGCGGTCGGGGGGCTGAGCTTCGGATACCGGGTGCGCGCGGCGCGGCCGGGTGCGGTGCGCGAGCTGACCGACCTCGACCTGGTCGAGATCTCGCTGGTGACCTTTCCGATGCAGCCGCTGGCGCGGGTCCATGCGCTGGACGAGCAGGCCTGAGCCCACCGCTGCAATTTCAGATCTCGTTCCCACCCCAACCCCAACCGCGAGCGGAAGGGGAGTTCCCCGAGGAGACCAGTATGTACGAAGTGAAAGCGGATCCGCTCGAGCAGAGTTTCGAGGCGGCGGGCGGCGATGAGGTGCGCGAGCTGCGTGCCGAAATGGCGGTGCTGAAGGCGCGCGTCGACGGGGCGGCGATCGCCTCCGCTCGGCCGGCGCTGGACGGCGCCAAGGCGGGTAGCGCGGGGGCCGAGACGCAGGCGTTCGTCGGCGGCTATCTGCGCCGCGGGCTGACCGCAGCCGTCGAGACCAAGAGCATCGTCGGCACGAGCGGCATCGACGGCGGCTATGCCGTGCCGCGTGAGATCGACGCGGTGATCGAGCGGACGATGCTGGCGATCTCGCCGATCCGCGCCGTCGCCAACGTCGTCAAGGTCGGCAGCGCCGGCTACCGCAAGCTGGTGACGACGGGCGGCACGCCGTCCGGCTGGGTCGCCGAGGATGCGGCACGGCCGGAGACGGACACGCCGGACTTCGCCGAGATCGTACCACCCTCGGGCGAACTCTACGCCAATCCGGCGGCGAGCCAGGCGATGCTGGACGATGCCGCGTTCGACCTCGAGGGCTGGCTGGCGTCCGAGATCGCCACCGAGTTCGCCCGCGCCGAGGGGGCTGCGTTCGTTGCCGGCAATGGCGTCAACAAGCCGAAGGGCTTCCTGACCTATGCGACCACCGGCGAGGCCGATGCGGTGCGCGCATTCGGGACGCTGCAATATGTCGCCAGCGGCAGCGCCGGCGGCTTTCCCGGATCGAACCCGCAGGACAAGCTGATCGACCTCGTCCAGAGCTTGCGCTCGCCGTACCGGCAGGGTGCGGTGTTCGTGATGAATTCGGCGACCGCAGCCAGCATCCGCAAGTTCAAGACCGCGGACGGCGCGTTCCTGTGGCAGCCGGGGCTCATCGAGAACCGGCCCGACACGCTGCTGGGTTACCCGATCGTCGAGGCGGAAGACATGCCCGACATCGCCGCCAACAGCCTGTCGATCGCGTTCGGCAACTTCAAGGCCGGCTACCTGATCGCCGAGCGGACGGAGACGCAGATCCTGCGCGACCCGTTCAGCCACAAGCCGTTCGTCCACTTCTATGCCACCAAGCGGATCGGCGGCGCGGTCGCCAATTCGGAAGCGATCAAGCTGATGAAGTTCGCCGCAAGCTGACGTGGACGGCTGACCGGATCCGGTGGGCTGCCGCCCGCCGGACGCGCCGCGCGCGGGACGTTTTCTCCCCTGGCCGATCCGTGCGCGGCGCACCTTCTTCGCCTTACCCGAGCGGGGGCCATCATGAGCATATGTGTAAAACGCAGCGTCGCGCCGGTCGCCTATACAATCGACTGGGGCAGAGGCTGGCTGGGCACGGCCGGGATCGTCGCCTCCGACTGGACGATCGACGGAGCCGAGGGCGGCCTCACGGCTATCGCGGCCGATGGCGAGGACGGGGTGACCCGGGCAACGATCACCGGTGGGGTGCCAGGCGCGCGCTATTCGGTGCGCGGGCATGTCCGGTTATCGGACGGACGGACGGCTACGCGCACGCTGGCCGTGCAGATCGGCGGTGGCCGATGAGCGCGGTCACGGACGCTGTGCCGGTCGCGGACGAGAGCATCGCCGAGGCCAAGGCCCACCTCCGCATCGAAGGCGACGACGAGGACGGGCTGATCGGTCGCCTGATCGGGGCAGCGACGGCATTGTGCGAGAGCTTCACCGGCACACAACTGCTTGCGCGGCCCGTGCGAGAGACAATTCCGGTCGGCGCAGAGTGGCGGCGGTTGAGCGTCACGCCGGTGCGCGCAATCGTAAGCATGGTCGGCCTTGGCGCCGACGGGGTGAGCTTCACCCTGCCGGCCGAGGCCTACGGCGTCGACATCGATGCGAACGGCGACGGCTGGGTACGGGTAACGCAGCCGGGCACGGCGCGGCGGGTAACGATCCAGTACGAGGCCGGGCAGGCGGAGGGCTGGGCTGATCTACCCGAGACGCTGCGGCAGGGCATCACCAGGCTGGCGGCGCACTTCTACAGCCATCGCGATGCCGCCGACGATGCCGGTCCGCCAGCGGCGGTGGCGGCCTTGTGGCGGCCGTGGCGCCGGATGCGCCTACGATGAGCGCGGAACTCGCAGGGCGACTGCGCAACCGCGTCGCGATCGAACGGCGCGAGACGGATCGTGGTGCTCTGGGCGGCGCGAACGGTGCCTGGGTGCCGATCGGCCATGCCTGGGCGGACCTGGTGCCTGCAGGGACCGGCGAGCCGGTTGCGGGCGAGGCACGCAACATGGCGCCGCGCTGGCGGGTGACATTGCGCACCGGCGCGGATGTGGTGGTCGGCGACCGGCTGGTCTGGCGCGGGCGCAGGCTCAAAGTCCGGCGGCGGAGCGAGGATCCTACGCTGCCCGACAGGCTGACCATCGAGGCGGAGGAGGAGCGGTGATGCGCGGTATCCTTGCCCGCGGCCACGGGCTGGTGGCGCGGCGTGTGGCAGAGCTGACGGACGCCTTGGTCGAGACTGCCGAGGCCGAACTGCCGCCGGACCTCGTCGTCGAGCGGCAGGCCGACGGCATCGCGATCGGCGGGCGCGGGCTCGTTCGGCGGCTTGCCTTCGATCCGCGGCTGCGCGGCCTGACCCTGCTGATCAAAGGGACCAGGCGATGAGCGGCGCGGCAGAGGCCGTGCAGGCGGCCCTGGTGGCGGCGCTGGCCGGTCACTCGGGCCTGGCAGCCGGTGTCGCCGGCATCTTCGACGGGCCGCCGGCGCAGGCAGACTTTCCGTACGTTGCAATCGGGGCCGGCGCGACCGCCGACTGGAGCCACAAGACGGCCCGCGGCCGCGAGCACCGATTGGCCGTGACGATCTGGGACAACGGCGAAAGCCCGGCGCGGCTCCACCGCCTGATGGCCGAGGCCGAGGACGCGATCGAAGCGATCGATCCTGCACTCGACGGCCATCGCATCGTGAACCTCGTGTTCCTGCGGTCGCGGGTGATCCGCGACGCGGACGGGCCGTGGGCGGGCATCGTCGAATATCGGGCGCGCACGCTCGAAGACTGAACAGCCAAGGAGAATTCGACATGGCAGCGGAAAAAGGAAGCGCGTTCCTCCTGAAGGTGGGCAACGGCGCGGTGCCGCCCGTCTATGCGACGGTGGCGGGCCTCAGGACCACGCAGCTGTCGATCAACGGCGAGGCGGTGGTGATCACGTCAAAGGATTCGGGCGGCTGGCGTGAGTTGCTGTCCGGTGCCGGCGTACGATCGGTATCGGTCGCCGGTAGCGGCATCTTCACCGGGTCGACCGCGGAGACGCGGCTGAAGGGCAACGCCCTGACCGGTTTGATCGACGATTACGAACTGAGCTTCGAAAGCGGCGAACGGCTGCGCGGACGCTTCCTGCTGACCCGGCTCGATTATGCCGGCGATTTCAACGGCGAGCGCAGTTACGCGCTGGCGCTGGAAAGCTCCGGCGCGGTCGTGTCGGCGTGAATCCGGCGCGGGGGGAGGCGGCGATCGAGATCGGCGGCACGATGGTGACGCTGCGGCCCACGTTCGAGGCGCTGGTCGCGGCGGAAGAAGAGCTGGGTCCGCTGTTCGCGGTTGTCGAACGCGCGGCGGCAGGCGGGCTGCTCTTGCGCGAGATCGTGGCGCTGTTCTGGCATTGCGCGGGGCCGACCGGACAGCTGAATCGGGAGCAGTTCTCAGATGCGGTCACCGCAGCGGGACTTGCACGAGCGACGCCGGCGCTGCGGGTGCTGATCGGCCAAATCCTGCAGGGCAGATGAGCGCGCGCTTTGCCGACGCCGCGGCGCGCCTGGCGGGCATCGCCGGCGTGCTCGCCGGCTGGCGCCCCGACGAGTTCTGGCGGGCCACGCCGACCGAACTGGCGACACTACTCCACGCACTTGGCGACGACGAGACGGCGAGCGCAGGCACGGACGACCTCACGCGGTTGAAGGAGATGTTTCCCGATGGATGAGGAAATCGAACGGCTGGTGGTCAGCGTACGCGCGGATACGAACGCTTTTGCCGCAGACGTAGCGGCGATGCGCGGTGAACTGGAAGGGCCGCTGGGTGCGGGCGCGGACCGCGCCGGGCGGGCCATCGAGTCCGCGCTCGTCCGGGCAGCGCGGACCGGCAAGCTGGGGTTCGACGACCTACGGCGCGTGGCGCTCTCTGCTCTTGGTGAAATCGCCTCTGCGGCGGTCGGGAGCGGGGTCGGCGCGCTGTTCGGTGGGGGCGGCACGGGCGGGCTGCTCGCAACCGGAACCCGGCTGGTGACGGCGGCACTGGGCCTGCCGGGACGCGCGACAGGTGGGCCGGTTTCGCCCGGCCGCGCCTACGTCGTCGGCGAGCGTGGACCGGAACTGTTCGTGCCGACCGGCAGCGGACGGGTGGAGACCGGCGGTGGCCGTCCGGGGCGGGACGTGCGTGTCTCGATCACGCTCAACGCGCCTGCAGGAAGTGCGCCCGAGGCGCTCGGCCGATCGAGCCGGCAGGTGGCGCGTGCCGTTCGCGCAGCGCTCGATGCGGCGGAGCGCTGAGCCGTGGGTTGGCGGCTGGCCGGGCCCCAGGATGCCGCGTTTGCGCGCGAGCATGGCAGCTTCATCAAGCGGTTCGACCCGCAATATTGGACCGTCGATTTTCCGCGCCCGGCGATGGCTTCGGTCACGACCGTTGAGGCGGACGCGATGCGCGTCGATGCGGTGTTCTACAAGGCGGACGATCTGATCGGGCTGATCTGGGCAGCGGAGGACCGCTACGATCATCCTTTGCTGAGCTATGAGACTTCACGGGATTTCCGCGCCTGCCGGCTGCGTTTCCGCTGGCGTTCGTCGGGTATCAAGCAGCTCGATGCGATCAGCGGACCGACGCTGACGATCGAGGGCCGGGACCAGTTGGGCGAGCCACGCGCCTGGTACGTGCGGCTATGGAATTACGCGGTCGGCGATCCGGACGACGCGACCGTCAGCCTCGACTTTGCGGCCCTCGATGGCGGCTTCCTGCTGCCCGGGGAGGCGGATCCGGTCTGGGCGGGCGATGTCGACCGGATGTTCATCTCGATCATCCCGCCCGATTATACGGGGGCGGACGCCGCGCTGCCTGCCCCGGCGGAGGGTTGGATCGTGATAAGCGGCATCGCTTGCGATGGTGCGGGATCGGTGCTGGCGATCGGCGACACGATGGTGCCGGCGCATTCGCTGCGGATCGCGACCGGCTACGACGACAGCTACAATCAGACGCCGGCGCGGCTGCTGCGCAACGCCTTCCAGCTCGGCTACCGTGGGATCATCAACCATTATGTCGGGATGAGCCATTACTTCCGGCTCGGCTGGAGTGCGGCGGAGGGTGCGCTCCTGGTCGATGCCGGTGCGGCCGCGCTGAACACGCCCTGCGCGGCGTGGCATGCGGATCTTGCCGAACGGGCCAGGCGGCTCGGCTACGAGATCATCCTCTCGCTGTCCTACGAACTGTTCGACGCACATACGCCCGAAGCCTGGAAGCAGCGCGCGGAGAATGGCGACCCGGCTCTCACCGGCTGGGTTCCACCATCGACCTTGCTGTCCCCCGCCAATGCCCAGGCGATGGCGTACCTTCAAGCTGTGGCACGGAAGTTCGTGGGCATCGCCGTCATGGCCGGGCAGCCGGTGCACTTCCAAATCGGTGAGCCGTGGTGGTGGGTTTTGGCCGATGGACGGCCGTGCCTCTACGACGACGCTGCGAGAGCTGCGTGGGGCGGAGCGGCGGCATCGATCGCCGACGTGCGCCAGCCCATGTCCTCGGCGCAGAAGCTGCTGCTGGATCAGGCGGGGGCGCTTCTTGCCGCATCAACGGCGGCGCTGCGCAACGCGGTTCGAGACCAGGTGCCGGACGCGGAGATCCTGCTGCTGGCCTACCTGCCCACGGTGCTCGATGCCGCTGCGCCAGAAGTCAAACGGGCGACGCTCCCGATCGGCTGGGCCAGCCCGGTGTTCGATCGGCTGCAGCTGGAAGATTATGACTGGGTGACGAGCGGCAATCGCGGCGCAACGGCGCGCGGCGTAGCGGAGGCGACCACGCGCCTCGGCTACCCAGTTGCGGAGCAGCACTACTTTGCAGGCTTTGTCTTGCGGCCGGAGGAGGCACCGCTCTGGGCCGAGATCGATGCGGCAGCGGAAGCGGCGCTCAAGCGTGGCACGGCCGAAGTATTCATCTGGGCGCTGCCGCAGGTGACGCGCGACGGCTTCGTTCATTTCGAGATAGGTCAGGAGACGGCGATGAATCCGTTCGACGAAGTAAGCTTCCCGATTGCCCTGGGCAAGGAGGCGAGCGTCGAGACGGGCTTCTCGACTGCGGTGGTCACGACCGCTTCGGGATACGAACAGCGCAACTCCGACTGGGCCGACGCCCGGCTCCGCTTCGATGCCGGACCCGGCGTTCGATCCGAGGCCGACATGCAGGCCCTAATCGGCTTCTTCCGGGCGCGGCGCGGCGCGGCGAAGGGTTTCCGCTTCCGGGATCCATTTGACGACAGCTCGAACGGCATGACCGGCATTCCCGGTTACACCGATCAGCTGCTCGGCATCGGCGACGGCGTGCGCACGCGTTTCGACCTGGTGAAGCATTATGGGAGCGGCGATGAACCGCAGCGGCGGCGGATCACGCGGCCCGTTCCGGGCACCCTGCGCGTTGCGGTGGACGGGGTCGAGAGGACGTCGGACTGGTCGGTCGAGCCAGGCGGGACGATCACGTTCACGATTGCGCCGGCGGCGGGGGAACTGGTGACCGCCGGCTATAGGTTCGATGTGCCGGTACGCTTCGCGGAAGACCGTTTGGAGGTGAATCGCGCCGGCTTTGCCGCAGGCGAAGCGGTTTCCGTGCCGCTGATCGAAATTCGGGAGGGTTGAGCCCATGGCGGCCTGGCTCGATCCGGCATTGACGAGCATCGCCCTGTGCTGGCGCCTTGATCGGCGAGACGGGGTGACCTTGGGTTTCACCACCCACGATCGGGACATCGTGATCGCCGCCCTGACCTATCGTGCTGCACCTGGCATGGTGCCCTCGGCCATCAGCGTGTCCGACGGGTTCGACGTGGATACGCTCGACGTTGCCGGAGCGCTCACCAGCGACGCGATTACGGCCGAAGACCTCTCCGCCGGTCGGTGGGACGGCGCGCGCGTCCGAATCTTCGCTGCCGACTGGCAGTCTCCAGGGAGCGATGTGCTTCCGCTCGCAAGGGGCGAACTGGGCGACGTGGGCATGCAGAATAGCGGCTTTACCGCTGAACTGCGCGGGCCGACCGCTGCTCTGGAGCGGCCGGTGGTCGACCATACATCTCCCGAGTGCCGCGCCGAATTGGGCGATAAGAGATGTCGCGTTGATCTGGCTAGCCGGCGTCGCGTTGTCACCGTTGTTGCCGCGATCGACCCGCTGACGCTGCAGCTTAGCGAGTTGGAGCCTTCTCCCAACGCTTATGGCTATGGCCGAATACGCTGGACCGAGGGGCCGAGCTGCGGGATCGATTCCGCGGTCCTGGCGTCCGACGGAGCCTTCCTCACGCTGCGTGACCCGCCGCCCTTTGCGATCGATGCCGGCAGCCGGGTCGAGGTCATCGAGGGATGCGACAAAGCTTTCGGCACGTGCCGCTCTCGCTTCGCCAACAGCGCCAATTTCCGCGGCGAGCCGCATCTGCCCGGCAACGACCTGCTTACGCGCTATCCGGGAGCTTGAGACATGACGAGCCTGCAGGAAGCGCTCGCGTCGGCGGCGCGCGAATTGATCGGTGTGCCCTTTCGCCCGCAGGGCCGGGACCCTCTTTTTGGATTGGATTGTGTAGGCGTCGTGGCGTCTGCACTCGCAGCTGTCGGCCGCTCGATCGATGTGCCTCGGGATTATGCGCAGCGGGGCGGTGATCACTTGCAGATCATGGCAAGGATCGATGCGCTTCCGGGTCTGGCAAGGATCAAGCCGGACGTAGCGGGCTGGGGTGACGTACTCCTTATGATGCCAGGCGCAGCGCAGTGGCATTTCGGGATACTGACTGCGCACGGGCTGGTTCACGCCGACGCTGGGTTGCGGTGCGTGGTTGAGACGCCCGGAACCCTACGATGGCCCGTGCTCGGCGTGTGGCGCGTGGCGGACAAAGGCTGATGGCAACCCTGGTTCTAACCGCCGTTGGCACTCTCGTCGGTGGTCCCATCGGCGGCGCGATCGGCGCCATAATCGGGCAAGGCGTCGACCAGAGGCTTTTGGCACCGAAGGGGCGGCGGGGGCCGCGGCTGGGCGACCTGACCGTTCAGACGTCGAGCTATGGTTCAGCGATCCCCAAGTTGTTCGGCACGATGCGGGTCGCGGGCACGGTGATCTGGGCGACAGACCTGCGCGAGAGACAGGAGAGTGGTGGGAGCGGCGGCAAGGGGCGTCCGGGGACGACCACGTACAGCTATTCGGCGTCGTTCGCGGTGGCACTTTCCGGGAGGCCGATCAGGGCAGTGCACCGCATCTGGGCCGATGGAAAGCTGCTGCGCGGGAGGAGCGGAGACTGGAAGATCGAGACCGGATTTCGCCTGCATGCCGGCAGCGAAGATCAGGCGATCGACCCGCTCATCGCCTCAGCAGAGGGCATTGGAGGGGCGCCGGCGTACCGCGGCATCGCTTACGTCGTATTCGAGGATCTGCAACTCGCTGACTTCGGCAATCGCATCCCTTCGCTGACGTTCGAGGTCGAAGCGGACGCGGGTCCGGTGTCGGTCGCGACGATCGCCGAGGCACTGAGCTTAGGGGCAGTGCTCGGTGAAACGAACGAGAGCGTCGTGGGCTATGCCGCGATCGGAGACAGCATTCGCGGGGCGGTGGAGGCGCTCGCTCCATTGTCCGCGATGTCGGTCGTGGATGACGGGTCGGTGCTGAAGATCGGTGCCGACTTAGCGGGATCGATCGAGGAGCAGGGCCTGGGTGCGTCAGCAGCGGGCACAGGCCGCAGCCGGATCGACCTGGAGCGGATTGCGGCAGGGGTTCTGCCGGACGAGGTTGCACTCAGCTATTACGAGCCGTTGCGCGACTACCAGGCCGGGCTGCAACGTGCACGACGCGGCGGGCCGGGACGTCGGGTCGAAAGCCTCGATCTGGCGGCGGCACTACCAGCCGAGGTAGCCAAGGCGGCCGCGGAACGAAGGCTGACCCGCGCCTGGGCGGAACGGGTTCAGGCGACGATCTTCCTTCCTCCACGGTGGCTGCCGCTCCGGGCCGGAGGCCTGGTCGAGCTTCCCGGTAGGGGCGAGACCTTTCGGATCGCGAGCTGGACCGTCGAGCATATGACCCTTGAGCTGATGCTGGTGGGTTGTCCCGGTCCGGCGGCGATGCCCCAGCAAGCGAGCGCGGGCCGAGCTGTCGCCGAAAACGACCAGCCCGCCGGCACGACGATCTTGGAATTGCTCGACCTCCCGTCGCTCGACGACGTTGGTGCAGGACCGCGATTGTGGATCGCCGCCGCAGGGACTGGGGCTGGTTGGCGCAAGGCGCAACTGCTGGTGAGCGCCGACGGTGGCGCGAGCTTCCGGGCAATCGGACAGACCGCTGCAAAGGCCGTTCTTGGGACCGCCTTGGGCACATTGCCACCGGGTGAGCCGAGCTTGTTCGACAGTACGGCGGCGATCGAGGTGGAACTCGCCGACCCGACGATGTGGCTTGAGAGCCGGGACGACGACGCTCTGGTTGCCGGCGCGAACCTGGCGATGCTGGGCGATGAGCTCATCCAGTTCGGCTCCGTGGAACCGATCGGATTGCGTCGATTTCGATTGGGGCGATTGCTGCGCGGTCGCCGCGGCACGGAAGCAGCGATGGCCGGGCACTCGACAGGCGAGCGTTTCGTGCTCGTCTCCGCGGCCACTCTCGTGCCGGTCGAACAGGCGGCAAGCGCGATCGGCACAACCATCCGGGTCCTCGGATCCGGCGTGGGTGATACCGTTACCGCTCTGCGTGAGGCAAAGCTTACCGGCCGGGCGTTGCGGCCACCGTTGCCTGTCCATCTTTCCGCGCTGCGGTTGCCCGATGGCACGATCCGGATCGAGTGGGTTCGGCGCAGCCGCTCCGGGTGGGCGTGGATCGACAGTACGGACGCGCCACTGGGGGAAGAGGCCGAGCGCTACGCTCTGACCATAACGCCTGAGACCGGCGCTCCGCGAGCAGTAGAGACCACCGCTTCCGTTTACCTTTACGGATCCGCCGAGCAGCTCGCGGACGGGGCGGCGGCAGCCGGCGAGATCCTCGTCACAGTTGCGCAGATCGGGGCGGTCGCATCCTCGGATCCCCCGGCACGTCGCCTCTTCATTCTGTAAGGAACAGCCAATGACGGAAACCAGCGCGCGTCTGGCCTTGCCATTTCTGCAGCCCGGCCAGGCACAGAAGGAACTCTATCACAACGAAGCTTTGGCAATGCTGGACATTGCCGTGCACGCTGCCGTCCAGTCCGCGGAGGTATCCCAACCACCCGCGAGCCCAGTGACGGGTCAGTGCTGGATCGTTGCCTCCCCCGCCGGCGGAGCCTGGACAGGACGGGCCGGCGCCATTGCCGGCTGGACGACTGGCGGATGGCGGTTCGTCCAGCCGCGCGAAGGCATGCTGATCTGGAGCATGGCCGATAATGTGTGGCTGCAATGGATCGGTGGCGTGTGGATCGCGGGACACGCTGTCGCATCTGGGCTCTGGATCGATGGCGTCCAAGTCGTTGGTACACAACAGGCGCCGATTGCCGATCCGGCCGGTGGAGGCACAGTGGACGTCGAGGCCAGGACGGCGATTACCGAGGCGCTGGAGGCGCTCCGTGGCCACGGATTGATCGCCGGCTAGTTTTTTTAGCGGACGGAGCAACTTATCTCTCCGGGTGGTGTTTACGCGCGGTCGGAGCATCATGGTGCTGACGCACTCAACATGCGGCTTTTCGGCAACAGTACGGGAATATGCACGCTTGCGTGGATACCTCGCATTGGATAGGTATTCTGAGTTCCGGCAGGGACATGAACGAGAAGGGGATTTCTATGCGTAAGCTCGCCATCATGGCAGCGCTCGCTACATCGGCGCTGACTACGCCGGCGCTGGCGCGAGACGGTGCCTGGTACGTCGGCGTCGAAGGCGGCGCGATGATCGTCGAAGACATGGACTATGATATCGGCGCGACCAACAACGCCGTTAATCTGGATTCCAAGTACGGCTTCGACGTTGACGGCATCATCGGTTACGATTTCGGCATGTTCCGGGTCGAGGGTGAAGTCGGCTACAAGCAGGCCGACACCGATGAGTTCCAGACAACCGTTGCACTGCCGGGCGGCGCGTCGGCGGCTGCTCCAGCTGGCCTCTACCGCATCACGGGCGGCAAGACTTCGGCTCTCAGCTTCATGCTGAACGGCCTGCTCGACTTCGGTGAAGACACCGGGATCAGTGGCTTCGTCGGCGGCGGTGCCGGTATTGCTCGCGTGAAGGCCGATAACTATCGCCTGATCAACAGCGGTCGCGGTTTCCTCGACGACAGCGATTCGCGCTTCGCTTGGCAGGTTCTCGCCGGTGTGCGTGCGCCGCTCAGCTCCAACATCGACGTGGGCCTGAAGTATCGCTTCTTCAACGTCGACAGCTTGCGTTACACGCTCGCTAACGGCGCCACTGCGGACAGCCGCTTCCGGTCGCACACTGTGCTCGGAAGCTTGATCTTCAACTTTGGCGAACCGGCTGCGCCGCCGCCGCCGCCGCCCCCGCCGCCGCCGCCTCCCCCGCCGCCGCCGCCGCCGCC